ATGTTATGAACAAAGATGTTATTAAACAATATGATTCCTTGCGAAAGGAATACATGGACACCAAGCAGAGGCTGAAGAAGATACAGTGGGAATTGGATAGAATGAACAATGCAGAGGAAGTCAATGTAAGGGATACGGTGAAGGGCGGAGATGGGGGAAGGCAGCTATTCACCGTCGAAGGTTTTCCATTCCCTGAATATAAGAGGAGGAGGACGCAGCTTATGGAGAGGCAGCTCAAGCTTGATAAACTGTCGTTGGAGATTAAGGACAAGCTTGAAGAGGTGGAGAAGTTCATCGATTCCGTTGGCGACAGCAGGAAGCGTCTGATATTGAGATGGAGATACATTGATTGTATGACGTGGCATGAGATAGCAAAGAAGTTAGGACCAGGCAATAATGAGGACAGCATACGGATAGAGATAAGCCGATTTCTCAACAGGAATTAAAAATGGTGTTGAGATGTAAAGTGTTCGGTTTGTTCGGTTAAAAGGTGTTATAATATATGTAGCAGAGATTGGTGTATCTGGAATCATTTTATAAACTCTCTTTTTGATGTATTATTGGAATACTAGGAGGACGCTTTGACAGCTGGGTTGGAGCGTCCTTTTAGTGTACAGATAATATCAATTGCTGGTAGGTTCTTCGAAAAAAAATAGATGGGTTGCGGGTCGCTGATAGCCCGGCATTTGACTAGGTATCATGTTTTTTTAGGGCATTGCCGAAATTTGGGGGTGGTGTGGTTGACAATAATTAATGATGAAATAACGGGAATAGATGATATCCTGGTAAGCTCAAAAACGCTTGAATCCTTATTTGGCGTGGCTGACAGGACTGTTAGGCATCTTGCGGAACAGGGTGTCATAAAACGGGACTCCCATGGCAAATATCTCTTATGGGATTCGGCAAAGCACTATATCACCGCACTCAAAGTTGTAAATGCAAGCAAGAACAACCTCAGGACCGAGGATGACGAATACGATCTTGAATTGGAAAGGGCCAGACATGAGCATGTCAAGAGGCAGATTACAGATATAAAGTTACAACTGATAAAGGGACAAGTGCATAAAGCCGAGGATGTCGAGAGGGTGATGTCCAATATGTTCGCAAGGTTCAAATCGAAAATGACCGCCATGCCGTCCAAGCTTGCCGTAAAGCTGGAAGGCAAATCCAGGACGGAGATACAGAGGATTTTAAAGAAGGAGATTGACAATGCACTTACAGAACTGGCGGAGTACAGTCCAGAGGATTTCTACTCCGACGAGCATATCGACATATCCGACGAGGCTTTAAGCTCATTGGGAGTTGATGAGAAATATGACGGATAATGAGGTAAGCTGGCACACACTCCAATTAATGTGCAATCTGGCAAAGAGCCTCAAACCCAAAGACAATTTAACAATAAGCGAGTGGTCTGACAGGTACATGATACTGCCAGAAGGCTCAAGTGAATCAGGGCATTACTCATCGGACACGATACCCTATCAAAAGGCGATACTTGATTCGATTACGGATCCAGATGTTGTAGATGTGTCAGTGATGAGTTCGGCGCAGGTAGGAAAGACGACAATGATACTGTGCGGAATCGGATATTACATAGACTACGAGCCGTCCCCACAGATGGTGGTGCTTCCAACCAAGGAGCTTGCGGAAAAGTTTTCTAAGACCAGGCTTGCCAAGATGATAGAGGACGTGCCGCAGCTTGCCGAGAAGGTTGCAGACCCAAAATCACGAAATTCAAACAACACTATCACGCTGAAAAGTTATCCTGGCGGCGATATTGCAATCGGAGGTGCCAATTCCCCAAGTTCACTTGCGGCTGATTCAAGGCGCATCATATGGATGGACGAGGTTGACCGTTATCCAGAGTCAGCAGGGGCGGAGGGCAATCCGATAAAACTGGCGGAGAAACGTTCCACCAGCTTCTGGAACAAGAAGCATGTCAAGACTTCAACGCCGACCATAAAGGGGCGCAGCAAGATAGAGGACGCTTACAATAAGGGTAGCATGGAGACATGGTGTGTGGAGTGCCCACACTGTGGCGGTTGGCAGCCTTATGATTTCAAACGGTTGAAATTTGACAGCGTATCCATGGTATGCAGTGAGTGTGGCGAACTTATACCAGAGAGGCAGTGGAAAGAAAGCAGGCACAAATGGATTGCCGCCCATCCAGAGAGAAGGAAGTCGAGGTCGTTTCGCCTGAATGAGATGGCAAGCCCCTTTGTAGAGTGGTCTGAGATTATTGAGAATTTTAATGATGCCATGGATAAGCTCAAAAAGTTCCATGACACCAAGGATCTTCAGGTGTTCGTTAACACTGTGCTGGGGGAGACGTGGGACGAGACGGATTACGTTGATGACAAGGTGGACGAGGAGAAGCTGGAGGACACTGCGGAGTCTTATGCTGCGGATATACCCGATGGCGTTCTTATTCTGACGGCGGCTGTTGATGTGCAGGATGACAGGTTCGAGGTTGAGATAAGGGGCTGGGCCAGGGAATATGAGACGTGGGGTATCTATAAGACAGAGATATACGGCGAGCTTATCACTGACGAGCCTTGGGACAGACTGGAAGAGTTCCTTGACCAGACATTTTATTACGAGGACGGGCAGGAGCTTAATGTGGCTGGGTTTGCCATAGACACTGGCGGACATTTCACTAACAAGACTTATAAGTGGATTAAGAAGATGAAGTCTAAGGGCAAGAAGTGCTACGGTGTAAAGGGCTATGCAGGCAAGCCTGATATACCTTTGATTTACAAGAAGACTGTCGTGGATATCACTGAGGAGCGTGGCAAGAAGAAGGTTGTGGTTGACAGGACGCTCATTCATATCCTTGGTGTTGATTCTGGCAAGGATGATATTATGAAGCGCCTCAAGATTGAGGAGGCTGGCCCCGGATACTGCCATTTTCCCAAGGAAGACGGCAGGGGTTATGATGAGGAGTATTTCAAGGGGCTTACGAGTGAGAGCCAGATTACTAAGAAGGTCAATGGCATGTTGAAGAAGGTATGGGTCAAGAAGAGTGGCGCAAGGAATGAGCCGCTTGACTTGTTTAATTATAATTATGCAGCAGTGGAGCTGCTGAGGCCTGAATGGGACAAGCTGGAGGAAAAGATTAGACGTGGAATAAACTATATGAAGAAAGGCAAACCGAAACGGAGCTATAGGAGGTCTGTTAACGGTATTGAGGGGTAATGTATGACTGTTGTGATTAGAAGCAAGTCGCAATATGACGAGGCTAAGAAGCAGCTAGGATTGTTGAAGACGGCAAGGGAGAAGATTCTTGGCGGTGGCCAGTCGTATTCGATTGGGCCTAACAGAATGGAGCGTGCCAATCTTAAGGAGATATCAGATGAGATATCGGCTTATGAGCAGGCGATAGATGCTTATGAATCGAATGGAACCACGAAGCGCAGGGCTAGGCGTGCCGTTCCGATTGGATAGGGGGAGATTATGGGTTTTATAGCTGACTGGCTGAGGCTTAACAAGGCAAAGAGGGAGCGTAGTATTGCCGAGGTTGAGGGTGAGACGGCAAGGGTTAGGGCTAGGACAGTCCTAATGGATATGCAGCGGGAGAATGCGCTGCGTTTTATGGATTCTGGTTATTCCCATGGTGGTGCGTCAAGGTCTGCGACTTGGGCTGAGAAATACGATGCGGAGAGTCTGTCACCTAAGAGCGATATCGAGGAGAACCGTAAGCTATTGAGGGAGCGCACCAGAGATTTGAGCATGAATGCGCCGATTGCGACGGCGGCTGTCAACTCTACGAGGACTAGCTGTGTGGGCTCAGGACTTGTGCCAAAGCCCAAGATTGATTATGAGTTCCTTGGCATGACTAAGGAGGAGGCGCTTGCGTTACAGCGAAAGATTAAGAAGGAGTTTTCACTGTGGGCTAACTCAACGCTCTGCGATACATGCGACCTTAATAATTTTTATGAACTTCAACAGATTGCATTTGCAGACTGGCTCAAGAATGGTGAGGGATTTGCCCTTATCGAGTATGGCAAGGAAAGCGAACACATGCCGTACCAGCTTAGGATTAAGCTTGTGTCGGCTGACAGGGTGGCAACGCCTGGGAGTCTTGACGGTGATTATGATGGCTGGGATCGTGACCTTCCTAATGGTAATTCCATTATGAACGGCGTGGAGATTGATAAGAACGGAAGGGTTGTGGCTTATCATATAAGCTCAACCTTTCCAGGAGAGTATTCGTCGAGGATTACTAAGTGGCAGAGGATTGAGAAGAGGGGCAGGATTACTGGCAATCCCAATATCCTGCATATATTCAATGCGGAGAGGTCGGAGCAGTACAGGGGCGTGCCTTTTCTGGCTCCTGTTATCACTGCCTTGAAGCAGCTCACCAGATATACGGAGGCTGAGATTATGGCGGCTATCATCAATTCCATGTTTGCGCTGTTTGTCAGCACTGAGAATGGCGATGATATTGAGGGCTTTGGAGGCGTTGATGATGAGGAATGGCTTAAGGGGGCGGACGATGCCAAGGATGATGAAATCAAGCTTGGTTCTGGCACTATCAATTTCCTTAAGACCGGTGAGAAGGTTGAGGCGGTGGAGTCAAAGCATCCGTCTGGCAGCTATGAGAGTTTCATGGGTGCATTCACGAACATGATAGGTGCGGCACTTGAAATCTCGCCCGAAGTGCTGATGAAGAAATTCGGGCAGAGCTTTTCAGCGTCTAAGGGCGCATTAAACGAGACGTGGCGTTCTTTTATGATGCGTCGGAAATGGTTTGTCAATGATTTCTGCCAGGAGGTTTACAATCTGTGGTTTGCCGAGGCTGTTGGCAAGGGCAGGATTAATGCGCCAGGCTTTTTTACAGACCCGCTTATCAGGTTGGCTTATACCAATGCTACTTGGACTGGCCCCGCACAAGGCTGTCTTAATCCACAACAGGAGGCAAGTGCCGCGGTTACAAGGATTCAGAACGGCCTGTCCACACACGAGGATGAATGCGCCTCTATTAATGGCAGCGATTTTGAGGACAATGTACGCACACTTGCGAACGAGAATGAGAGGCTGGCGGGGGCTAACAGTGCGTTATTAAAGGAGGTAGACGAGGAAGATGACGAAAATTGATTTGAAGGGGCCGATAGTGTCTAATAATGTAGGGTGGCTGTATCATTGGTTTGGCTTTGATGCTGCATGTCCTAATGATATTGCAGAGGGGCTTAAGGAGGCGGCTGGTGATGATGTCGTGATTGAGATTAATTCGCCGGGCGGTGTGTGCGTGTATGGTTATGAGATGTACAAGGCTGTCAAGGAGTACGAGGGCAGGGTGACGGTTCATGTGATTTGTGCCATGTCTGCGGCAACCATTATAGCATGTGCGGCTGATGAGACGCTTATGTCTGATGCTGCTATATTCATGATCCACAATGCAAGGTCGAGTGCTGACGGCGATTACAGGGATATGTATATGGAGGGTCAGGCGCTTGAAGAAATCAACGAAGGCATCATCAATGTCTATATGAAGAAGACAAAGCTCGGCAGGGACGAGATTCAGGCGCTTATGGACAGTGATACATATATGGCACCCAGGAAGGCGATTGAGCTTGGATTTGCCGATGGGTATATCTTTGGCAGTCCAGATGATAGCGAAGGGGCTGGCGAGGACGATGCTGTTGATTTTGTGGGAAGTATTGTGGCTGCCAAGACGCAGATTATGGCGGAGGACAAGGCTAGGGAGATGATTGGGCTTATCAAGATGTCGCAGGCTGGAGCTGTGGACGGCGGTGAAGATTTGAATAAGGGGCAGTTTGGCGGTGTTGGTACCGTTGCTGATATATCAAATGAAGGAGGAAGTAAGGATATGACTTTGAGTGAGTTTTTGACCCAGAATCCAGAGGCTAAGAGCGAGATTGAGGAGATCAGGGTTAATGCGGAGAAGGTCGGACGTGATTTAGAGAGGGAGAGGATTAAGTCCCTCGATGCGATAGCCGCAACTGTAAAGGCGGAGGCGCTTAACGAGGCCAAATATGGGGACAAGCCTGTTGACGGTCCGACACTTGCTTATCAAGCGATGGTGAGTGGCGAGAAGCTAGCTGGTGCTTATATGGCCAGTGCGTTGCGGGATTCAGAGGATTCAGGCGTTATGAATGTCGGTGTTGGTACGCCCGACGCTGGCGGTGAGGAGACTGATGAGGCGGAGGATATGGCCGCTTACATCAATCAGTTGAAGGGAGGTAAATAATATGGCTCTTCTTAACAGGGAGGCTTATTCCATTGAGAAGGATAAGCTTATTTATGATTCTGGGCACCCTATTGATGCCACTACGGTGCAGGTGTCGATTGCTTCTGACAGCGAGGGCGTTATAAAGCGTGGTCAGCTTCTCTTTGTGAACAGCGACGGCGTGTATTCGATTGCGAGGGCGGATGGCGATGAAGCCAGTGTGATAGCCGCCGCGGATACCAGTTACAGCGCTGACGATACGGATATTGTTGTGGAGGCTTATATCAGTGGCACATTCAATAAGAGTGCGATTGTAACCACTGATGAGCTAAAGGCTGCCGATGTGGAGACATTGAGAAGCAAGGGTATTTATCTTAAATAGGCAAAGGAGATTGAAATGGTAGTTGAAACTGTAAAATTAATTAACACTATCAAGAAGCTGTATCCGGTGTCACAGTTCTTCAAGAACCGTTACTTCCCGGACGGCAAGGTTTATTATGCTGAGAAGGCCCTTATTGAGACTAAGAAGGGCAACAGGAAGGTTGCGCCTTTTGTGATTCCTGTTGTGGGCGGTATTGTCATGGACTCAGAGGGTTACAGGGCGGAGGAGGTTAATGCTCCATTTATCGCACCTAAGATGCCAATCACAGCAGAAGAGCTTGCCAAGAAGGCTTTTGGCGAGTCACCTGAATCGGGCAGGACTCCCGCACAGCGTGAGAATGAGGTTCAGGCTGAGCACATGGACGATTTAAGGAAGGCGATTTATAGAAGGCATGAGCTTATGTGTACTGAGATTGTCACAACTGGAAGGTTGTTCATGAAGCATTATGCCACTGCCAATGACGCTGCCAATGATGTCAACCCCAAGGTGCAGGTGCTACAGTTCTACAGGAATGAGTTCAAGAACAAATATAAATTTACCAAGAAGTGGCAGGATATGCCGGCTTCAGAGAAGATTCAGGAGTTCTACAAGATTGCTAGTGTCCTTAAGAAGAGAGGTGTCAGGGCTACCGATATAGTCATGACGGGTGATGTATCAATGGATTTGATGACGGACAAGGATTTTCTTGATTTCTATGACAAGCTTCATGTCAATACGGGTGTGATTGACCAGAAGGAGCTTCCAGAGGGCGTTACCTGCAACGGCAATATCAATGTCAATGGTATTATATTTACATTGTTCACTTATGACGAGGTATATGAGGATCTTGACGGTCAGATTAAGGAGATGCTTCCAAAGGGTACGATTGCTTTTCTGTATCCCAATATGGGAACTACGGCTTATGCGCAGGTTACTTTTATCCAAAAGGATAAGTTCGTGTCATATGCCGAGAAGATTGTGCCTAGGACTGTGGCTGATGAGGCCAACAATATGATGGAGGTGCAGATGTTTTCGCGCCCTATCCCTTATCCTCTTGACTGGGACGGCTGGCTGGTGGCCAATATCTATGATGATATAGCCACGTCACAGGACGATGCCGACAACAGTGTTGACACTGATGAAGCGCCAACAGCTGACGAGCACGATTTGAAGGAAGCTGACGAGATTATGAAGATGTCTAATAAGGCTGACGTCATTGCATATGCCGAGTCGATTGGTCTGAGTGGCCTTTCTGATGATTTGGAGCTTAAGGAGCTTAAGGCGCAGGTTATCCAGTATCAGAATGACACTTATGCTGACTGATGGAGGTGTCTGTTATGATTAAGGCTAATACCACCGTCATTGTCGGCGGTGTGGAGTATCATGAGGGGCAGACTGTAGAAGGTCTGTCGGAGATTGATATCGGCTGGATGACTAAGGCAGGTCTTGTCAGCGAGGCAAAGGATAAGGAGTCAAGGCGAGGAAAGAAGTCTGAGCCTGTTGCGGAGGCTGGTGTGGCTGATGAACTTTAAAGAGGCTTATGCGGCCGATTTGGAGAATGCGTTTTTTGACCTTGATGAGTTTGGCAGCGTCCACAATATTGACGGTGTGGATTGTGTGGTTGTGATGACGGAAATAAACGCCGATGGTGTCAGGAACACCTTCAACCAGAAGGAGACGGCGGTTAACAAGGTCAAATACGCATTATATGCAAGGGATAAAGACCTACGCAGGAAGATTTCGGTCAATTCCATGATTACGCTGGACGGCAGGAAGTGCTTCGTCAATGACGTAAGCCATTCGGACGGCGTATATACAATCGTAATCAGTATCAATGCGGTGTAGGAGGCGGTAACATGGTTGATGCAATTATCTGTATAGATGAGGCGGAGATAAAGCGCAGGCTTGGCGTGCTTGCCAATCAGTCAGGGAAGGTTATAGCAAGGGCGGCAAACAGGGCATATCCAACAGGAAAACATGCAATATCCAAAGAGGCATCAAAGGATTACCTCATAAGTCAGAAGGATATAAATGATAAAAATGTTTTAAAGATAACAAAAGCAGAACCGTCAGAGCCAGTGGTAGTTTTCTTTTATTCAGGACAACACCGAAACCTATATCTTTGGAACAACAAGAAAGCTGCAAGCCCCAATAAAATAATACATTGGGGAAAGGGCAGAAAGGGTAGAAAGCCAAATGTTAAAATATATAAGGCGGCGGTTGTCAGGGGGCATGGAAAGATAAAACTTATGGGTGATGACAATAACAAACCTTTTATTCAGAGGGTGAGGAGTGGCGAGAATAGTGAGTTTGTAGGTCTGTTCCAACGCAAAACCTCCGATAGCAGGTCAAAACTTAAAAGCCTAGAAGCACCTGCAATACCGCAGATACTCAAAAATACCAAAATAATGGCACAGTTCAATAATTCTGTTGGACCAGTGTTTCAAAAGCGTCTTGAACATGAGATTGATGTAGTGCTGAAAGGATTGGATGATTGGAAGAATGACGGATTTGAAGCTACAGGAAGCAATAATTAGTGAGCTTGAAGAGCTTACTGCAAGGCAGAGCCTTAAAAAGCTTGACGGCGAGGCGTGGAAGGACTACAACATCTACGCACAGGACATTCCATTGAAGGACGATGACTCTGACGAGGCACAGGAGGATTATATCCTCGTGCTTCTTGATGATGAGGACACTGATGATGACGGCAGGTGGATTGTACAGGTGCATATCCTCATAAGCATAATGTTATACGAGGAGGAGCACCAAGGAAACCTCATACTTGCCAACCTTATGAACCAGATAGACCTCCATTTTTGCAAGAAGGGTGTTATAAGCGGCAGGTATGAGATGGAGGTGGAGAGGCACAAGCGGTTCAACCAAGAATGCCCACCTAATTATTATGAGTGCGACTACATCTCCAAGTGGAAGCTGCCAGAGGCTAATATGGAGGGGATTGACGATTTATTATGAGTACAATGTATGTGGGACCAGACCTAAACGGTATAGTCCGAAGAAACCAGATATTCACATACCACCCCGACAGGGTTATAGATGAGGCGTGCGGTGTAAACCCACTGGCAAGGCATCTCTTTGTGGATATGGCGGATATTGTGGAGGTTAAGAAGGAGCTTGTAAGACAGGGTTCCTTCTTGAATATAACTTATCGAAAATTAATGAAAGCAGGGGGTAAACCATGAGTGATTACAAACATGGAATAAGTACGAGTAGGGACTCCGATATATCATTGGAGACTACTCAGGCGGCAGGCGTGCAGGTGGCTGTTGGTACGGCACCCATAAACCTGTTGGACGACCCAGAGGGGGCTGTGAACGTGCCTTTTCTGGTGAAAAACCGCGGCGAGGTTAAGGAGGCTGTAGGGTTGAACACTGATTATGAGCATTACACGCTTATGCAGTCTGTCATGGCCTCACTTATGAAGGTGGGGACTGCACCAGTGGTGTTCATAAACGTGCTTGATCCGTCCAATACAAAGCATGTGAGTGCAGTGGCAGGAACAGAATATGAACTGACAAAGGGCAGCGTCGTTATTCAGGACGAGGGGATTCTGCTTAAGACACTTGTGGTGTCAAGCGGTGAGTCTGTGGGCGTTGCCGATACTGACTATGTGGCTGAGTTTACAGCTGACGGATATGTGAGCCTTGCGGTAGCGGCTGACGGGTTATTCAAAGATGCGACAGCGGTTACTGTTGCATATACTAAGATTAATCCAGACGGTGTTACCGAGAGTGATATTATCGGCGGTGTCACCGAGGACGGCGTTAGGACTGGTATTGAGCTTATTGACGAGGTATACAGCAGGTTTGGCATGGTGCCAAACATCATCTCCGCACCAGGTTATTCGAAGAATGCAGGGGTTGCAGCGGCATTAGAGGCAAAGGCTGAGCTTGTCGGTGAGCTGACAAGCGCTATAGCGGTGTTGGATTTGGAGTCCGAGACTACCACGAGGATTGAGGACGTTAAAGATGCCAAGGACAAGCTAGGTGCTTTTACGAGGTGGACTGTCTTATGCTGGCCAAAGGTGCTTATGGGCGGACAGGAGATATATGCTTCGGCTGCGGTGTCTGCTGTATTGCAGTATATCACGACGAACAACGCTGGCGTGCCGACATCACCTGATAACAAGTCCATACCTATTGACGGCGTAGTGTTGTCGGGTGGCAGGGAGCTTCATCTGACTTTGAAGCAGGTGAATAATTACCTTAACGCCGTAGGTGTGATTTCTTTTGCATATCTGGACGGCTGGAAGTGCTGGGGCAATAATACTTCGGCTTATCCTGACAATACAGATCCCAACAACCGCTTTATTAAGTGCGTGATGTTGTGCAATTATCTGGAGAACCGTTTCAAAACAGAGTATCTGTCTATGATAGGTACGGACGGCAGTTACAAGATGATAGACTCTGTGGTGTCCAATTACAATGCGGATCTCAACGCACTTGTGCCTGACTATTTGGCTGGTGCAGAGATTGTGTTTGACAAGGACGAGAACCCTATATCACAGATTATTGACGGTCATTTTGTGTTCCATACAAAATATGCCGATTACACGCCTGTTGAGTCTATTGAGAACAGCTTCACCTGGAACTCACAGATTCTACAGGATGCACTTGAAGGAGGTGACGAGTAATGCCACGTTTGATTCCTGATAAAATTAATAATTACAATGTGTATGCTGACACTGCCTCGTCTGCGAACAAGCTTGTAGGTGTTACAGACGAGATGACACTCCCAAATTTTCAGAGTATGTCCGAGACGATTAACCTTGCTGGAATGGGAGGCGAGATTGATTCACCTGCGGTGGGGCAGTATCAGAGCGTGGAGATAGAGATTCCATTCTCAAACATTTCAAAGGAAACGTTGCAGATTGCGTCAAAGGATAATGTCCCGCTGATTATTAGGAGTGCCCAGGAGTTTATCAACCCAGAGGATAGCACGAAATCGTTTAAAAACAGAACGATTACCATCAGAGGCATGACGAAAGGTATCAATTACGGTACGCTCAAGAAGGGCGGATATGGAAAGCCCAGTGTCACCAAGGAGGTTTATTACTATAAAGAGGTCATCGAC